CCCCGAGATCCATCAAGACGAGGCCACCGGCCGGTGGTACCTCTACATCCACAAACAGGACCCGTTCTCCAACCAATTTATGATCCAGGCCGAGGAACTCTGATGCCAACCCTTGTCCCCAACTCCATTTCCATCCAGCGCCACCCGGATGACCCTTCACGGTTCAGCCTAATGACTCACCTGCGTGTTGAGTTTTCTACTGCGCGCCAGTACAACACTCCGTGGGCTCCGTGGCCGGAAATAGAAAATCTGTTGCGGCAATGGTACATCAACCGGGAACGGTTCCTCCTACGGCATTTTGGGTGGCGGGCACAGGACGTGGATGCACACATTCGCACCCATGGCGACACACGCCCCCGACAACGCAGTAAGCCGGGGGCTAACCTAACCCTTGCCGACTTAGGCTTGTAGCGCCCCACACGCGCCCACAACGCACCCTAAATTCCTCCAAAAAACCCTTATGGAGCATTTGACACATACCACCACAACATATACCATGAAAGTCCGGGTAACAAAACCCATCAGGCCCGAGGGCCATCATCAACTAGCAAAGAGAGTCACAACATGGAAATTCAAAAAGGCACCCCAACCAAGTCAATCACTGTACAGGGCTTTGCCCTTGAGGTCCCAACCCCGTTTGCGGAAGGTCACCCTCTGAGTGAGTCCGAAGCCGCAGTCCTGAACCAAACCCTGGCCGAAAACCTGCGCAATAACTTCGGCAGTCAGCTGAAGAAACTGAAGGAAGAAGCCGAAGCCGAGGGCAACGAATACGCTCCCGATGGCAAGAAACTCCAAGCCGCATTCAGCGACTACATCAAGGACTACGAGTTCGGCGCCAAGCGCGGTGGCGGGGGTGGTACTAGCCTCGACCCTGTTGAGCGCAAGGCCCTCAGCCTGTCTCGCGAGGCGATCAAGCGCGCCATCCAGAACAAAGGCGTCAAGATCAAGGACGTGGGCAACGAGAAACTCACCGAGCTGGTCAACAGCTACTACGAGGCCAACAAGGAAACCCTCATGGCCCAGGCTCGCGACTTGATCGCCGCCGAGGAAAAGGCTCGCGATGCTATGGCATCCGTGAACGTCGATATTTAATATCGGCCTCCCGTAGCGAACTTGTCAGAGGAGGGGGTCCGCCCCCTCTTTTGGAGAAGGCAGACGGGCTAGAGGTTGTCGCATTCGTTCCACGAATTAAGGCTCAATCTAGTAACTAACGATCGATCGTTATCCGTCTGTCTTCCCCAAAAGAATCTCAACGAGGAATCTCCCGTGCAATCTGTCTCCAATCGCAAGCAACTTCACACCCTTCTCCAAGGTGTCCTTGACCAGGCTCTGCAAACCGACATGGGTATCGAGGTTGAAACAACCGACGCCACCCGCCTCAAGCAAGAACTAAACTTCTGCCGCCGTGGCCTGCGCGAATATGGAGACAACAGCTACGACTTCCTCATCTTCCGCACCTGCCCCACGGACCCCGAGCACAAAGTGTGGATCGTCCGCAAGGTCCAGGCGCCCCATGACAACGAACCGACGGAGTAAAACTCATGCCTCGCTACAGCGAAGATTATGAAAAACGCCTCATTAATTTCCGCGCTGGTGACATCGAGAAACTCCGCCAGCATTATCCCAACATTGCATACAGCGCGATTATCCGCTCCCTCGTAGAGCAGTTCGTCGATGCAATCGAAGAGGGCAAAAACCCTCAACTTCAATTCAACCCCAACAAACTTGAGATCAAGTAGGAGCTTTCTTATGTCTCGCACTGGTGTAGAAGTCGACCTCCCCGAGGGACTCGACCCAACCCTGAACGAACTATTCAACCGTGACCCCCTCGAATGGGAATCCAAAGACCGGGCCGTAGTCATTGCCCACCTCCGTGAAACCCGCGAGATCTTCGCCAAAGAAGACAAGCAGGCCAAGACCAAAGGTAAGCCGGCCAACGCCAAGGCAGCCATCAAGAGTGGCGGGACCAAAAACCTCACCTTGGACGACCTTGGCCTCGGCGACCTATAACTTCGTATTGAGAGGAATTCTCCATGCATCATCTAATCGCCACTGATGGCAACGGTAGCTTTGGCTCTGCCGAATACCCGCTCCTTCAGACGCTTTGGGATTCAACCTCCCTAGGCACTCTGAAAGAATGCCCGATGAAGTATTTTTATCAGGTCATCTGCGGCCTCCAGTCCAACAAGCCCAAAGACCCTCTAGTCTTCGGCACAGCGTTCCACAGGGCAATGCAGATCTACCACTATCGCATTGCCGAAGGCCTCAGCCATGACGTCTCCCTCAACGAGGCCCTAGCCGCTGGCATCGAGGCCTACGTCGATAACGATGGCAACCTCTATCAAGCGGTCAAAAAGGAGCGGGGCTTCTACGCCCTGTGCCGAGCTATCGTATGGCACCTTGATCACTTCAACGACCTGGGCTTCAAGCCGGACCCGGCCAAGACTGTCCTCCTGGCCAATGGCAAACCCGCCGCTGAGCTAACCTTCCGCTTCCACTTTCACACGGATGAAGAAGGTATCGAGTTCAGCCTCGGCGGACACTTCGACCACCTCGTGGAATACCTCAACCGTTTCTACGTCAAGGACTACAAAACCACTGCCAGCCTTGGCCCCCAGTTCTTCGACAATTTCAACCCGGACAACCAGATGACCCTCTATACAATCGGGGGCAACGTAGTGCTGGGCAAACCCATCGCCGGAGTCATCATCGATGGCATCCAAACAGCCGTTCACTTCAACCGTTTCCAACGAGGCTTCGTTACGAAGTCCAAGGAAAACCTGGAGGAATGGATTGAGGACACCAAGCTCTGGATCGAAACCGCCAAAACCTACGCTCGCCTTGGCCACTACCCAATGAACGACAAAAGCTGCGACAAGTACGGAGGCTGTCCCTTCCGTGATGTTTGCCGCACACCCCCAAGCCTGCGTGACAACATCATTCGTGATCACTTCCACGTCAGGATCTGGGACCCATCCATCGACCGCGAGGAGAACCCCGCATGAATCAGCAAGAGAAAGATCAACTCAACGAAACCTGCAAGGAGCTTTCCAAACGTTGTCTCCAATTCAAGTGTTTGGAACTTCCTAGTCAGCCCCAATTCATGCACATGGGGACTTCCAGACTCGTAGGAGATTTGGAGTCCGCCCTGATTGAGGCCACTGCCTATGCATGTAAAAGGGATTCCGTCAAAAATCATGCAGCAGAAATCCTCGACCACCTCGACCGTATCCAGATCGGTGCGGAACAAGCAGCACTGGAGTCCGATGCGGACAAGCGCCACACTTACCTCCAGAAAATCACAAGGGCCAAAGCCGAGGTTATGAAGATAGTTAGCGGGGAGTAGTTGACACGGTATATACAATCCCCTATCATATAAACCATATACCAACGTAAGGAATCCCCTAATGCCAAAACTTTCCCAGCGCACAGCTATCTCCCCGATCAAGCTCATGGTCATCGGCGATAGCGGCACAGGTAAAACCGGCGCCCTCGAGTCCCTTGTCCGGGCAGGCTACAAGCTCAAAATCCTGGACTTCGATGGTGGTCTTGACTACCTCCAAGAGGCCCTCAAGGACGTACCCGAGCTTCTCGAGAACATCGAGTACGCCACCTTTTCCAACAAATTCAAAACCGTCAACGGCAGGGTCATCCCCAAGGGCAACCCCAAGGCCTGGGCTGATGGTCTCAAGGCCCTCGAGTCCGGCAAAATCCCCAACTCCGATCCGGAAGAATTTTGGGGAAAGCCTGAGGAGTGGGGTGAAGACACCTTCCTCGTAACCGACTCCCTCACCATGGCCTCCAAAGCCGCCATGCTCCAAGTCCTCCATCTCAACGGCAGGTTGTTCGAGCCGCCCCAGATTCAGGATTGGGGACAAGCACAAGGACTCGTAGAGGGCCTCATCCAATGGCTATGCAGCGAGGACATCAAATGCAACGTGATGGTACTCAGCCACATCAACTTCATCGAAATGGCAAACGGCGTAATGAAAGGCTACCCCTCTGCTGTCGGCAAAGCCCTTTCCACAACCCTGCCGCGTTACTTCAACACGATCCTCAACGCTACGACCAAAGGCAGCGGGAAGTCTGCCAAACGCATAATATCCCCTGTCCCAATACAGAGCATCGAGACCAAGGCCAGTGTCCCGGTTGACAAACTTCCCGAGTCCTGGCCCATCGAAACGGCATACGCGGAGTTCATGCTCCTCGCCAAGGGCGCAGTCCCTAACCCGGACTACAAGCCCAAAAAGAATTCCCAACCCTCCGGAGGGAATAAACCCGGCTACGGCAGCTGACTGCCTAGCCAGCAATACCATGAGGCACAACGCCTCGCAACAACCCAAAACGTAAGGAGCCTACCATGGCCGATCTTTCCCATCTTCTCGGTAAGAAAACCAGCGACATCGAAAAGCCAAAGCCGTTCCCCATTGGCCACTACCTGTGGACCATCGCTGGCTTTGAGATCGTCGAGTCCAGCCAGAAGAAAACTCCCGGTGTACAGCTCGATTGCCGAATGACCGAACCACAAAGCGACGTTGATGAAGACGAACTCGCTGAGGTCAAGAACGCCAACGAGCGCAAGCAACGGATGACCTTCTGGATCACCGAAGACAGCCTGTGGCGCTTGAAGGAATTCACTGAGGTCGTGGGCGTCGCCGATGACGACAAGACTCTGGAAGAAATCCTTCCCGAACTCACCGGCTGTTCCTTCATTGCTCCGATTGTTCATGAAGTCCCGCAGGGCTCCACTGACCCAATCGCCAAGATCAATGAAAACCAAGTGACCGCCGACAGTTAATCTGCCGGCACAATGAATGGAGGAGGAGGCTTTCGGGCCTCTTCTTTACTCAACATTAGGAGAAATTCCTCATGAACTCAACCGAAGCACAAATGATGCCAAGCAACCCTGTTGCACCCAAACAAGAGTCCGAACTTGTTGTAATTCACAAACTTGCGGAGGAACTCTTTGAGCGGGCTCATGAAGTTTGTGAAAGTCAAACTGATCTTCTTGCAAGACTTCGAGGGGCTCAACCCTCCGCAGTAGGCACGACAGAAAAGCAAGAAATTCCCGAAGGCTTGCTGACTGAAATTGTCTTTCAACTTCGCGCTTGCCGTTCTAAACTTCAACGTGCTGAGTCACAGCAGCAAGAACTTTACAACCATCTATAACCTTGGGGGCTTCGGCCCCCTCACGGAGCACCCCCATGCTAGAAACCAAAATCACTCTACTCGCAACCGCTGACATCCTCGAGCCCCCCGAACGCCAACGATTCAAACTTGACAAGGATCACGCCAACGACCTTGCCCAGTCCATTGCCTCCAACGATCTCATCAACCCCATCATCGTGGATTCCGACTCCGGTGCCTACATCGCAGGCCAGCATCGTCTTGAGGCTTTCCGGATCAACGAATTCCTCCAACGCCCTTGCCCCCGGCCCGAGTACATTGGCTGGACCCACATCCCGGTGCGACTTGGCTCCAACCTCACTCCCGAGGACCTGACCGTCATCGAACTCATCGAGAACATCCACGCCAAGAAGATGGATTGGAAAGAGGTCGCATTGGCCGTGGAGAAACTCCAATCCTTCCAGCCCGAAGGTGAAGCTACCCTCAAGCACGTTGCGGAACTCCTATCCTCCAACGAGATGCATGTAAGTAACTGCCTTCGTGCAGCCAAGTACATTCACCAAAAAGATGAGCTTGTCCTCGCGGCCACTTCCCTCACCGGAGCCATGAACGTCATCGGGCGGAAGGAAGAGCGAACCCTCAACGAACTCAGCGAAACAATCCGCACAGGCATCACGATCGACGATGTTGAGGACCAGTCTAGCGACTCACTCCTGAATTCACTTTCGGAGCGACCCACTGGTTCCCTCGAACGTGAGCCCGGTGAGAAGTGCGCGACCGAAGTCCGGATCAACCTCGACCGCTTCCAGGCCGTTGAAGCCGACTTCATCGAATGGGCCTCCACCTACAGCGGCCCCAGGTTCAACCTCATCCACTGCGATTTCCCCTACGGAATCAATTACGACAAGAGCGGGTTCGACTATGCAAAACACCACAACATCTATGGGGACTCCAAGGATTTATACTTCGCGCTTCTCGGCACTTTGGTCGATAGGGTGGAGACACTTTGCGCGACCTCTGCGCACCTTATTTTCTGGTACGACGCGAGGTACCGAGCTGAGACTATTGATCTGCTTTCATCCGCGGGTTTCACCGTCTGGCCGCACCACCTTATCTGGCACAAAAGTGACAACGCTGGAGTACTCGCTGATTACCGCAGGGGACCCCGCCATACTCATGAGACAGCTCTCTTCGCATCTCGGGGCGACCGCAAAATCGTCAAGCCTGTCGCAGACTCTTTTACTGCACCGACGACCCGCGACAGCGGCCACGTTAGTGAGAAGCCACTTGAGGTATTACGGCATTTTTACAACCTTGTGGTCGATGACACCACCAGAATACTCGATCCAACGGCAGGGAGCTTCAATAGCATACTGGCCGCCAAACAGGCAGGAGCACGGTCGGGTGTTGGCATTGAGCTTGACCGAGGATACGCTCAGCGCGGCAATAGAATCCTTATGGCTCCCGAAACTTCTGAGGAGTAAACGTCCATGACCCTCCCCTACCATCCCAAACTCATCAAGCCAGTCGGTCCACCTGACGCCGAGCTTATGATAGTATCCCGCTACCCCGGTCAGAAGGACTTCCAGGCCGGGTATGCACTACAGGGCGGGAGCGCCATGCTCCTTCGTGAAGCCTGTGACGAGGTACAGTATGAACTCAAATCAACCTTCCGAACCAATGTCGTTCCTCACTTCCCTCCGCAAGGGAAAGTTGACCGATGGCTGGTTCCCAAGAAATCCATACCCGCCGAGTACACCAACATCCTCGGCCCAATCCAGAAAAAGTTTTTCGATCCTGACATTCTCCCATTTGTTGCGGAGTTGCAAGAACACATCCGAATCCACCAACCCAACTGCATCCTCGCCTTGGGTGCAGAGGTTAGTCGCATCCTTATTGGAAATGACAAGATCGGACAGTGCCGAGGCGCGGTTCACGATTGCCAACTTAACCCAGGTACTAAAGTCATACCCACTTATTCTCCCGGTGCCTGCTGGGCCAATTTTGCGCTTCAACCCATCTTCAAGGCCGATGTGCATAAAGCCATCCGCGAGTCTAAACATCCCGATGTCCGTACCACGGCTCGAACGATTTATGTTCCCGAGTCACTTTCAGACCTCGAAGAGTTTTGGAAATGTCACGGTAGCAATATTACCACGGTGGACATTGAGACAGTACCTTCTCGACGCCAGATCACAGATGTGGGGATCGCAACCTCATCGAGCGTCGTGCTCACTATCCCAATACTTGACCGCACTAAACCTGGATACCACTACTGGCAAGAGGCCGAGGACGAATTAGCTGTCTGGGAGTTCATCCGCCGAATTGTCGAGGACCCCAACATCCAGGTCCGGGGCCAAGGCTACCTCTACGATGCCACTTGGCTCTACGACCTCCTTGGCATTCGGAGCACCAACTACTACGGTGACAGCCTTGTCATCCACCACGCCCTTTACCCGGAAGTCAGCAAGGACCTTGGTTTCCTAGCCTCCCTCTACTGCGAGGAAATCGCTTGGAAACAAATGGCCTCGTTCA